GTTATTCCTGCGGTGCCATCGCGGAATTGTAATTATTGCCCCTACTTCAGACCATTCAGCACCGATTTATCGGTTGCCTGCAATGGAGATACGGAAGCCAAATGATGTGTTGCACCGATGGTTGCGCCTGCGGGATTCCCGCAAAAACAATCAATGACATAGCCAAAGAATTGGCTGAACTATCACCACCAATAGAGTTGGAAAACCAACAACCAAGCAACACCCAAACAGAAACGGGGGATGTCAAATGACATTCAGCGCACCAAGTAGCTCGACAGAAAGTGTTAAGGTTGCAGACTTAGCAGGATTTTTACTAATCATCGAACCAATTGAATACAAAGTTGGTATTCAAACAGTTCACGGCGAAACCGATGCAATTGAAGTGAACCTTGTTGATCTTGACAACAGCAAAACCTATAACAATGTTTTGTTCTTCAATGTCGCACTCAAGAACGCACTCAAGGCAAAGGTTGGGCAGAAAGTTCTAGCTCGAATCGGGCAAGGCGTTGCCAAGCCAGGGAAGTCTGCACCTTGGATTCTAAACGATGCAACAGGCGATGTCGCAGCAGTTGCCAAAGCAAATGCTTTCATTGGCGGGGCGAATACCCCTGCCCCTGCGGTTATTGATACACCTGCGGGGATTACACCTGAAGTTGCTGCACTCTTGGCACAATTAGGCGCACAACAAAAATAAACTAAATCTCCCCGTTTCATTGTTGTTGGCGGGGAACGAAATGGCAGGTTTGCGTTGGCGGGGGGAAGCGCCTTCAGTTGGTTCGATTCCAACCATTTCACGGCTACAAAACAAAGGGGAGAATGTGAGCGAACGCTTTAACTTATTTGAGGGCAACTGCCTTGAGGTAATGAAAACAATGGATGCTGATTCAATTGACTCCATCGTCACCGACCCACCGTATGAGCTTGGCTTTATGGGCAAGAGTTGGGATTCATCAGGCATTGCGTTCAACATCGAAGTCTGGCAAGAGGCGCTGCGCGTTCTAAAACCCGGTGGTCACTTGATTGCTTTTTCAGGTTCGCGCACCTATCACCGAATGGCAGTTGCGATTGAAGATGCTGGCTTTGAAATTCGTGATCAGATTATGTGGGTTTACGGTTCGGGGTTTCCCAAGTCGCACAACATAAGCAAGGGCATTGATAAGGCTGCAGGTAAGTTACAAAATGAAGGAGTCGGTTTTACAGTTGCAGGATTTTCACACAATGAAAAATTGCTTACTACCGCGCCAAGCAAAGATTATATTCCACCAAAACCAGTAACATTAGAAGCCCAACAATGGCAAGGTTGGGGAACCGCACTCAAGCCCGCGCACGAACCAATGGTTCTAGCGCGTAAGCCGTTGATCGGCACCGTTGCCAACAATGTGCTGACCTTTGGCGTTGGTGGGTTGAACATTGACGGTGGCAGGGTTGAATTTCAATCTGAAGCTGATAAAGCAAGCGCAACCCCACAAGGCAAAGTTACAGTAAACAATGTGGGCAATATGCCTGATGTTGAAGATGGTGGGCGCAAAGAACTTGCGCGACCTGGTAATTCCGCAGGCCGCTTCCCCGCCAACTTCATCCACGATGGCAGCGATGAGGTTGTTGCGTTGTTTCCTGATACGAAGTCGGGAAGTGGTGTTAGAAAATCTGCGAATGGCAAAGGTGGCGAGATATTCAATCTCAATCAAATTGCTGGCAAAGATTTTGGAGCAGGTGACAGCGGCAGCGCCGCCCGATTCTTTTATTGCGCGAAGGCGAGTAAGAAAGATCGCAATGAGGGGCTTGATGGGTTTGACAATAAAACTTCCCGTTCAGGGATGGGCGGCAGTATGCCAATTGATGATGAGGGAAACGAACGCACAACAACTCGCGCCAATCACCACCCAACCGTCAAACCAACATCGCTGATGCAATACCTGGTGCGCTTAGTAACACCGCCCAATGGCATTGTTCTTGACCCGTTTATGGGTAGCGGTTCAACAGGTAAAGCTGCGATGTATGAAGGATTTAACTTTGTTGGGATTGAACTAACTCCTGAATACTTGCCAATTGCTAAGGCGCGGATTGATTTTGCCTTAAAAGATAAAGAAGGCGAGTTAGACTTTGAGCCGCGATAGCGCCGAGGGTGCCATCGCCTTTGCGTTGTGGAAATCCTATGAAGAATCTTTGCCTGATACGCCTTGGAGAATGGCGAAGGTGATCGCTGAGATATTAAGGAAAGAAGGCTATCTTGCCAATCATTGAATACAAATGCCCGAAGTGCGAAGTGGTAATGCCAATTTTTCGCAAGGTTGATGAAGCTGAGATTGATTACAAATGCAGCAATTGCGAGATAGCGATGGAACGGGTTTGGGCGGCACCTGCCGTTCATTTTAAGGGAACGGGTTGGGGGAAAGACTAATGGTAAAAGAAATCAGAATCAGCAAAAAGTTATTGATGTGCGTTGGAATTCGCAAAGGTTTTGGCTTAGGTTTTTCAATTGATAAATGGATGTTGAACATTGACCTTGGCATCTTTTGGATGGCCTTGGAATGGTGAAGCTCCTAGATTTATTTTGCAAAGCGGGGGGGGCAGCAATGGGTTATCACAGAGCCGGCTTTGAGGTCACGGGTGTTGATATTAAAAACCAAAAGCGTTTTCCGTTTGAGTTTATTGAAGCAGATGCAATTGAAGTTTTGAATGACTTAGATTTTATTTCTCAATTTGATGTGATTACAGCATCGCCACCCTGTCAAACTCATTCTGCCACTAGACATTTAAGAGATGCGCAAGGTGGAACTACAAAAAAGATTGATTTGATTCCTCAAACAAGAGCAGGTTTAATCGCATCTGGCAAAACTTATGTGATTGAAAATGTTGTTGGCGCTCCACTTATCAATCCAATTATTTTGTGCGGGTCATCTTTTGGCTTAAAGGTTCGCCGTCATCGAATGTTTGAATCAAATCTTCAACTTATGGGATTACCTTGCGACCATAAATCTCAAGGCCGCCCTGTTGGTATTTATGGTGCAATGAATGATAATCCTCAAGGTTTAGATCGAAAAACAGGCAAATATGTTTTTGGTGGTAAAACTGCCGAAACTATTGAACAAGCCCGTGAAGCAATGGCAATTGATTGGATGATTTGGGGAGAATTAGTTGAAGCCATACCGCCTGCCTACACGCAATTTATTGGCAATCAACTATGCTAAAACTATGCGGTGATGGTGTAATGGAAACACGGCAGGTATTCCAACCTGCAATTGGCGGTTCAATTCCGACCTCATCGCTCCAACAAATAGAACTAATTTCCTATAATCAGGCTTATGAATTGGTGAACGCTTTTCATTACTTAGGCAAGAAAAGATTTATTGGGCAATACGCCTTCGGGATAATTGAGGATTTGCAGGTTGTGGGCGCGGTGGTTTATTCGCCGCTTTCAGTTCCGAATTCAGCAACTTCAGCTTTTGGTTTACCAAGAGGCAACTACCCTGAATTTGTTGAGATGTCTAGGTTAGTGCTTGAACCAAGGTTAAACGGAACAAATGCCGGTTCAAGGTTGATAGGTCAAAGTTTGCGAATGTTAAAGAAACGGGGAATTAAAGCGGTGATCAGTTATGCGGATTCAAGCAGGCACATTGGAGCAGTTTATCAAGCAGCAAATTTTGGCTATTATGGATTGACACCTCAGAAAAATGATTTCTTTTTTGCCGATGGAACCAAACTTTCAAGGGGGAAGTCCAAAGGATTTGAGGGCAAATGGGTTCCCCGCAGCCGAAAGCACCGTTACTTATATTTGTTAGATAAAACAGTTCAGGTTGCTTGGCCTCAAGAGGCGTATCCCAAAGATGTCAAAAATGATTGATACCCTCTTTGATATTCCTGCCCGAAAGGTTGTTGATTCACCAAAGCAATTTGATTTGGTTGAAATCTCAGCTCAAGGTGCTTGCCGAGTAAACGCAGACTTCCATTCACGCTTCCCTTACATTCATTGGTCAAATGTTGTAAGAAATAAGCATTACATTTGTTTTGGATTGTTTTATGAGAATGTTGCTTACGGTTCAGCCATTTGGTCATCACCCATTGCGGGCAACCGCTTAAAAGATGGTTGGAAGTTGCTTGAACTGCGCCGCTTGGCATTATGCGCGGAGTGTCCAAAGAACACAGCAACTTGGATGTTAAGCAAAATGGAGAAAGACATTCGCAAAAGGTTTCCCGACATTATCCGATTGATTTCATATCAAGACACAGAGGTTCATTTAGGCACAATCTACAAAGCAGCAAATTGGGTCGCAGTTAGTCAAACTCAATCAGGTCTTAGTTGGTCAGATTTAGGCAGAGAAAGAAATCCTGAACAATCTCAAGCATCGAAAGTTAGATGGGAACGGAACCTAATTTGAATAACGCAACCCTAACCACCGCACTTCGCTTCTTAGCTGAAAGCATCAGCGTTGTTCCTGTCGCAAATGACGGAAGCAAGCGCCCAGCATTATCTTGGCAGAAATACCAAGAGCAACTGCCAACTGCCGATGAATTATTGCTTTGGTTTAAGCACGATGTTGATGGCATCGGCGTAATCACCGGCAAAGTATCAGGCAACCTTGAGATGCTAGAGCTTGAAGGTCGAGCAGTATCGCAAAAGATGCACCTTGATATTGCTGAGATTGCTAACAACTCAGGGTTAGGCGAACTTTGGCAGCGCCTAAATGCGGGATATGTTGAGATAACCCCATCAGGCGGGTTGCATTGGCTATACCGAGTCATTGACGGCGAGATTCCCGGCAACACCAAGTTAGCCCGAAAGCCCGGTGAAAACGGCGGCGTGGATGTGTTTGCCGAAACGCGAAGCGAAGGCGGGTTCACAATCACCGCGCCATCGGGCGGTTTGACTCACCCCAACGGTGGCAATTGGACACTAATTGGCGGTTCAATTGAGTCAATCCCAAAGATCACTATGCACGAAAGGGCAGCACTTCACCAAATCTTTGCGATGTTTGATGAGATGCCAAAGGCGCAAGTAATTCAGGCAGATGTAGTTGCCAAGCACGATGGCACCTTAAGCCCCGGTGACGATTACAATGCCCGCACCACTTGGGATGAAATCCTCTTGCCTCTTGGTTGGTCAAAGGTTTATCAAAAGGGTGAGGCAACAGTTTGGCGCAGACCTAACAAGACAGAGGGTATCAGCGCGACCACCAATTTCAATGGCAATGACAAACTATTCGTTTTCTCAACCTCAACCCTCTTTGAGGCTGAAAGTTCTTACTCTAAGTTTGCCGCTTACGCCCACCTCAACACCTCAGGGGATTTCAAGCAGGCTGCCTTACAATTAAGAAATCTTGGCTACGGGGCAACAGAGCTAAAAGAACTGCAACCCACCAATAATTTATTGGCAACAAATGCCATTGAAGCCCCGCCACAGGTCACCACCGCCGACCTAAGCGATGATGAGTCAAGTTGGAAGCCAATCCCCTTAAAGGATTACTTTGATGGGCTATTTCAAATCCCAAGTGCCACAATCTTGAAGCGAAGTGATGGCGCAGGGTTGATTTATCCTGGCAAAGTTCACTCATTTTATGGTGAATCCGAGTCGGGAAAGTCTTGGATTGCTCAAATTGCCACCGCTGAACTGCTCAAGATTGATCAAAAGGTTATATATATTGACTTTGAATCCGATGCCATTGACATCGTAAACCGCCTCAAGGTGCTAGGCGTGAGTAGGGCTAACCTCTTGCAATACTTCTCATATATTCGACCTGACGGCCCAAGAGATGTAAATGACACATATTGGCAAGATATTCTTGAACCTGATCGCGCCGTTCTAGTCATAATTGATGGCGTAACCGAAGCTCTAACAATGTGGGGCGGGCAGACTAAAGACAATGACGAAATCACCCGTTGGATGCGAATCTTTCCAAGAACAGTTGCAACCGCCTCTGGCGCTGCCGTTGTGCTGATTGATCACATTACTAAGAACGCAGAAACACGCGGGCGGTTTGCCATCGGCGGGCAGAGT